AGAAGATTACCAGCAGCAGGTCAAACAAGTAGTCAGTTTATGACTCCTACAAATCAACAAAGAAAAGTTGCAAGACAACGAATTGAAGGTGCAAAAAAAGTTTTACAAAAAGAAAAAGAAATTACGAATGAAGTGGATAAACAACGAAAAATAGATTCAAAAAGAAGAAAAGAAGCATTTAGAAGATTAGATAGAATCCGTAAAATTAGAAGAGGAAGAAGGCAAGAACAATTCTTAGGAGCAGGTTTTCCATTGTTATTTGGTGGAGGACCAGGAGCAGTTGCAGGTAGTATTTTAGGTTCTGCATTAGCACCTAAAGGAATGGGTTTTGGTGCTCAAATACTTGGTAGTGCTGCTGGTACAGTATTAGAACGAAATTTACAAACAGTTCAAGCTATTGGTAATGCTGCTAGAAATATAAATTTAGAGGCTTTAGAAGAATCAGGCATAAGAGTTAATAGACAATTATCATTGACAATTCGATTATTGAAAGAACAAGGAAAAATAAGGGAAGCTAGAAAGAAAACGGAAGAAGCAGTGTTCTTACAAACAGGTGCAGTTCCAGGAGCATCTAGGGATTTAGCTGGTTCTGTAAGTGTATTAGTTAGTCAGTTTGAAAGATTTAAGGCTTTAGCAGCAACAACTTTAGGAATAATTACTATTCCTTTCCAAGTTGCTTTAATGGCAATTCTAAAACTGGTTAATGAAATATTATTTATAGTTAATGCGTTATTTACTGGTATTGGTTTTCTAGTAAAAGAAACAGTTAAATTATTAAGGTTTCTTCCTGGAGGAAAAACTATATTTAAAGGTATAGAAGATTTTGTAGATAGTACTAATAAAGGACTTGTAGCTGCAACGAAAACTATTGATGACTTTATGGTTAGTAGTCAATTAGAAATAGATTTTATTAAGAGAAAAGCAGAAATCGGAACACAAGCAGCAGAAAGAGAGAAAATGATAAATGATTTAGTAGTTAAAGGTAATATAGATAAAACTAAACAAGCTGAAGAGTATCTAAAAATTGTTAAACAAGTAGATGCACTTCTGGCAGCAAGAAGAGAAGAACAATATTTACAAAAATTAGAGGAATTATATAAGAGCATAGGTCGATCAGTAGAAGATGGTTTGGTTAATGCTATTCAAGGTGCAATAGATGGTACTAAGACTCTTGGTGATGTTGCTCGTAGTGTATTCCGTGAAATTCAAACATCACTAATACGATTTGGTGTAAATACATTTTTAACAAGTCTATTTCCAGGTTCTAGTTTCTTTAGAGCTAATGGTGGTCCTGTTAGTGCAGGTAAAAGATATATTGTTGGAGAACGTGGGCCAGAAATGTTTGTTCCAAACGCAGGTGGCCGTATAGTTTCTAATGCTAATATGGGTGGTTCAACTAATGTTGTAGTTAATGTAGATGCTTCTGGTTCTAATGTTCAAGGAGATAGACAAACTGGTAAAGAACTTGGTGCTGTGTTATCAGTAGCTATACAGGCAGAATTATTAAAACAAAAACGACCTGGAGGTTTACTTGCATAATGGCTACTTTCCCTTCAATAAAACCTAGTTATGGACAACAAAAAAGTTCTGCACCATTAACTCGTACTGTTCGTTTTGCTGATGGTTATGAACACCGCATATTGTTTGGTCTTGCTCAACATCAGAATCCTAAAGTTTTTGATTTTACTTTTGATGTCTCAGAAACAGATGCAGATACAATAGAAACTTTTTTAGATGCCCGTGCAAATGATAGTGATAGTTTTACTTTTACCCCACCAGGAGAAAGTTCATCTTCTGAGTTTGTTTGCGAATCATGGAGCAAGTCGATACCATTTAACAATAGAGCTACAATTCAAGCAACTTTTAGAGAAGTATTTGAACCAGCATCCTAATGTCAGTAAATTCAGCAGTATTTAGTAATTTACAATCTATCAATCCGTCAGCAATTATTGAATTATTTACTCTTCAGTTATCTACTGCTTTACATGGTGCAAATACAATATATAGATTTCACGCTGGTAGTAATTTAAATGCAAATGGTCAAATAGTGTGGGATGGTAATGCTTATCTTAGATTTCCTATACAAGCCACAGGTTTTGCTTTTCAAAAAGGTCAGTTACCTAGACCAATGATTACTATTAGTAATGCTACAGGATTAATTTCATCTATTCTTTTAAGTGTAAATGAAACTACAACTGGTAATGATTTAACAGGAGCTACAGTTACAAGAATAAGGACGTTAGCTAAGTTTATTGATGCTGTTAATTTTGCTGATGGAACAAATGCAACTGCTGATCCAACAGCAGAGTTTCCAAGAGAAGTTTATTCAATAGATCGTAAATCAGGAGAAAATAGAGAAGTTGTTGAATTTGAACTTGCTGCTCCTACTGATCTTGCTGGTGTAAGGATTCCTAAACGTCAATGCACTCGTTCTGTTTTTCCCTCTATTGGTACGTTTGTTCAATGAGTTGGAAATATAAAGCATTACTTCATGCACAACGAGAAGATCCTAAAGAATCCTGTGGCTTGTTGTTGAATATAAAAGGTAAAGAAAGATATTTTCCTTGTCGTAATCTATCAATGACAGATCATCAATGTTTTATTATTGACCCAGAAGATTATATAAAAGCAGATAATACAGGTGAAATAGTTGGAGTAGTTCATAGTCACCCCATCACTTCACCTAATCCTAGTCAAGCAGATAAAATTAGTTGTGAAGATAGTAACCTCCCTTGGTATATTGTTAATCCAAAAACAGAACAATGGGCATATTTAGAGCCATGTGGGTACAAGCCACCTTTATTAGGCCGTCAATGGGTTTGGGGTATAACAGATTGTTGGAGTTTAGTTAGAGATTGGTATAAAGAAGAAAAGAATATTGAATTAAAAGATTGGGATAGACCTACGACACCAGAAGAGTTTTTACATAATCCTTTGTTTGAAAGTTGTGCATGGCGAACAGGTTTTAGAGAATTAAGACCTGATGAAAAGTTAGAAGATGGAGATGTTTTGCTTATGAGTATTCTTCATCCAACTTTAAATCATGTGGCATTATTTTTTAAGGGTGATGTTATTCATCATTTAACCGATAGACTATCTTGTAGAGATGCTTCGTAAATTAAAGTTATATGGACAATTAGCAGAATTTATCGGACATAAAGAGTTCGAGGTAAAAGTTAGTAATGTAAGTCAGGCAGTTAGTTTTTTAATACATAATTTTCCAAATGTAGAATCTTATATGAGTCCTAAATACTATCAAGTAAAAGTTGGTAATTATGATATTGAAGAACATGAAATAACTTATCCTGTTGGTCAAGAAGATATACATTTTATTCCTGTAATTAGTGGTGCTGGTGGTGGTACAGGCAAGTTTTTATTAGGTGCTGCTTTGATTGGAGCTTCGTTCTTTTTTCCTGGTGCTGGTTTATTTGGAACTACAAGTTTCTTGGGTTCAAGTGCAGGTGTAGTTGGTATCTCAACTCCTGGAGCACTTTTTGCAACAAAATTAGGTACAGCTATTAGTGCGATTGGTGCAGCCCTTGTCTTGCAAGGTGTTTCAGAAATGTTATTTCCATTACCAGAGGCACAAAAATTTAATTCAGAAGAAGATCCACAATTATCATTTAACTTTAGTGGCGTACAAAATACATCAAGGGCTGGTACTCCTGTTCCAATAGTTTATGGTGAAATAATTACAGGAAGTGTTGTAATAAGTGCAGCAGTTGACACTAATCAAGTAGAAGCATGACAGACAAAACTAAACTTATTAGAGGATCTGGAGGCCCACCAAAACCACCCCCACCTCCTTATCGTGCTCCTGATACTTTACATAGTAGAAGTTTTGCTACTGTTCAAGATTTAATATCTGAAGGAGAGATAGAGGGTTTTGCTAGTGCATCAAAAGAAGGACTAACAAAAGGTACAACTGCGTATGAAAATGCAAGTTTAAAGGATGTTTTTCTTGACGATACTCCTATACTAAATTCAACAGCTACAAGTGCTAGTCCTGCTGATACTGATTTTAATTTTCGAGATGTAACTTTCAAATCTAAGTTTGGAACGTCAAACCAAACTGCAATGAGTGGTATTCCTGCTGAAAGCAGATCACCTACTGCTGTTGCTGTTACCGTAACTACCTCTGCTCCTGTTACCAGACAGATTACAAATACAGATGTTGATGCCGTAATTGTTACTTTAACTTGGCCTCAAATACAGGTAGCTGAAGATGATGGGGATATAAGAGGAGATACTGTTGAATATAAAATACAAATCCAACATGATTCTGGTGGTTATGTAGATAAAGTAAGCACTTCTGTTAGTGGTAGAACTGCTGATGCTTATGCCAGAGATCATAGAATAGAATTAACAACTGGATTTACAACAGTAGATATAAGAGTTGTTCGTGTAACAGCAGATAGTACAGACGCAGCGAGAGTAAATGCTTTTCAATTTACTAGCTTTCAAGAGGTTATAGATAACAGTTCAACCTATGCCAATAGTGCTTATGTTGCTCTCCGTTTAGATAGTAAACAGTTTAATCGTATTCCTACAAGAAAATATCGTATTCGAGGAGTAAAGGTAAGAATACCAGGAGCAGGAGCATCTAGTTCTGGTACTCCAACTGTGGATAATGCTACAGGCAGAATTGTTTATCCAGAGGGCTATATATTCAATGGAGTTATGGGTGCTGCTGTTTATACAAATTGCCCTGCGATGTGTTTACTCGATTTGCTCACAAACACTAGGTATGGTTTAGGAGATCATGTTACTGATAGTAATTTAGATTTATTTAGTTTTGTAGCTGCTAGTAAATATGCAAACGAAGAAGTAGATGATGGAACAGGATCAGGTGCAAAAGAAGCTAGATTTAGTTGCAATGTAAATATTCAAAGCCCTAAAGAGGCATTTGCAGCAATAAATGATCTAGCTGGTGTTATGAGATGTATGCCAATATGGTCTGCTGGTAGCGTAACTATATCGCAAGATAAAGAAACTTCATCTAGTTATTTATTTAACTTAGCCAATGTAGGTGAAACAGGTTTTACTTATCAAGGCAGTAGTTTAAAACAACGTCATTCTGTTGTTTCTGTAAGTTACTTCAACATGGATTCAAAAGAAGTGGATTTTGAG